CCGGCGAAAAATGGTCGAAGGACATCGAGAAGCAGGTCGATGCGCTGTATGAGGATATCGACCGCATCGACGCCCAGATCGAGCGCGCGGAGCGGCAGGCGAAGATCGACGGCGACGTCGCCCAGGGCGAACAGGAGCGCGAGGCCGGGGAGCGGGCGCTTAATAACCTGTCGCCCGATGCGCGCGCCAAGGCCGCGGCCTATAGCGCCGCGTTCAAGAACTTCCTCATCAAGGGCGAACGTGGCCTTACCAACGAAGAAATGATGGTCCTTCGCACCGGCGCGCCGCAAAACGCGCAGTCGGTAGGCACCCCTTCGGCCGGCGGCTATCTCGTGCCGACCGGTTTTGGCGGCGAGCTGCTCGAAGCGCTGAAGGCGTTTGGCGGCATGCGCTCCGTCGCTACCACCATCCAGACGGCTTCGGGGGCGACCCTTCCCTGGCCCACCGTGGATGAAACCGCCCAGGAGGGCGAGATCGTTGCCGAAAATGTGGCTGCCACCGACCAGGACGTGACGTTCGGCACCACCAATATCGGCGCCTACAAATGGTCGTCGAAGGTTTTCACGATCCCATTCGAGCTGCTGCAGGATCAGGGGCCGGGGATGGACGTGGAAGCCTTTATCCGCCGAGCCGCCGCGGCCCGCATCGGGCGGGCGCAGAACAAGAAATATACGATCGGCACCGGCACCAACGAACCGACGGGCATCGTCACCTCGGCGACCGCCGGCAAGGTGGGCGGGTCCGGTCAGACCATCACCGTCGCCTATGACGACATGGTCGACCTGGAGCATTCGGTGGACCCGGCCTATCGCGCTTTGCCCGGCGTCGGATGGATGTTCCACGACAATTCGCTCCGCAACCTCAAGAAGCTGAAGGACACGCAGGGGCATCCGCTCTGGCTGCCGGGCCTGTCGGCCAAGGATCCCGACACCTTCCTGCGCTATCGCTACACGATCAACCAGGACATGCCCGTCATGGCGGCGAACGCGAAGTCGATCCTGTTCGGCGATCTGTCACAGTTCCTCATCCGCGACGTGATGGAGGTGACGCTGTTCCGTTTCGACGACAGCGCCTTCATCAAGAAGGGCCAGATCGGTTTCCTCGCCTGGGCGCGTGGCGACGGCAAGCAGGTGTCCGCCGGTCAGCCGGTCAAATATTACCAGAATAGCGCGACCTGACGCGAACGCGCGGGCCGGCCCAGCGCCGGTCCGCTTTCCTTCTCCCTTCCATTCGAGAGGTCATCATGGCTACCGCGAACAAATCTGAAAATCCGCCCGCAAGCCCCGCCGATGCGGTGAAGGTGCGCGTCCTTCTCGCCCACGGCGCGCATCTGCCCAACCATGTCATCAATCTGCCCGCCGACGAGGTAAAGGCGGCAGTGGAGGAGGGCTGGGCCGACGACAATCCCAGGGCGGTCGCCTACGCGGAGGAGCATGAACCCCAGCCCAAGGCGGAAGCCGAGGGCTGATCCATGACCGAGCCCGTCACTCTGGACGAGATCAAGCTGTATTTGCGGATCGACGACGATGTGACGGGCGAGGACGGTTATCTGGCCGGGTTGATCGTCAGCGCGCGCAGAGCCGTCGAGATGCGGACGCGCCGATCAATCGTCGGTGACGAGCCGGGCCTGACTGGCGACGACCTTATCGCCGCGAAGCAGGCGATGCTCCTGCTCATGGGCCATTGGTATGCCAACCGCGAAGGCGATGCCAAGGAACCCATTCAGGTTTCCTGGCTGCTCGATCCGCTCACGCAATGGGATGATGGCGGGTGAAGCTGAAGGCCGGCGACCTTCGCCACCGGATCTTGATTCGGCGCCTCGTCGAAGTTCCTGACGGCAAGGGCGCCTACACCAGCAGTTGGGAGACGGTGGCCGAGCCCTGGGCGGAGATCAAGGGGCTCACAGGCCGCGAATCCGTCATGGACCATGTGCTCCAGAGCATATCGGTTTACCGTGTGAGGATCCGTTGGCGTTCGAACATCAAGACGGCCGACCAGATCCGGCATGGCCCGCTCTCGCTCAACATCACATCCGTCGATGATCCCGATGGTAAAAGCGAGCAGCTCGTGATGATCGCTACGACCGAAGGCGTGAGGCCCGATCAGCCATGATGCAATATCAGCGGCTCGAAGGCGTCGAGCTCGTGCTGCGTCAGTTTGACACGATCCCCCAGGCTGCGCGCGAGCAGCTCGGCGTTGAGATGGGAATCATCGGCCGTGAGTTCCGGGACGCGCAGCGCGCCGCGGCGGCAGAGGATACCGGCGCGCTGAAGGCGGGCTTGTCGGTATGGCTGATGCTCGATCAGCTTCGGGTGCGCGTCGGCCTCATCGGCTCGCGGAATCGGCGGTCGCGCAGGCGCAGCTTTGGCGACCTTTTCTACGGCCGCATCATCGAATTCGGCCGTAAGGCGCAGAAGGTGGTGGTGCAGCGCCGCCGGCGCGTCGCGGCTGATCTGGGCGGAGGAAAGTCGGCGCAGATCCTGCGGACTTCGCGCCGGCGCAAGCTGGCGGCTGATATCACCGCTACCTACACCATGAACGTGAAGGCGCTGCCTGCCCGTCCGTTCATCTTCGTTCCGAATGCCGATGAAATCGCCGCCCAGCGACTGGCAGATTTCTGGAGCAACACGCTGGCACGCGCTGGAGCCTGATCCTTGGACATCGTCGATCTTCTCACTGCGTCTCAGGACGCTGTGATCACGCGCCTGATGGCGGGTGTTCCATCAGAGCTGGGGACCGTCCACCAGCATGTGAAACAGGACACGCCGCCGCCATTCGTCATGGTCGGCGCGATCGACAGTTCCAATGAAGGCGGCAAGGGATCGCAGTCCGAGACGATCAGCGTCGACCTGCATTTCGTCTTCCGCGGCCCCACGCGTGCGCCGCTGATGGCGTTGATGCACGCCGCGCGCGTCGCGCTCGACGGGCAGGAGCTGTCCGCGCCAGGAATCGCATTCGAAACCCCCAACTTCGTCGCATCGACGGTCAGCAACGCCGGCCCTGACGGGGTCACATATGCCGGCATCAGCACCTTCGAATTCATCGCAGAACCGGCCTGACGGCCTGAAAGGAGACCCACATGGCACAGGAATATGGGAAGGACTGGCGCGTCTGCATCGGCGACGGCGCAACCACCGAGGTTTTTACGGCGCTGGGCGGCGAAACGTCATTCAGCTTCCGCCGATCGTCGCAGGAGATCGATTTCAGCGACAAGGATTCCGGCACCTATGGCAGCACTGGTTATGGCCAGCAGAAGATAACAATCAGTCCGTCTGGCAATCTGAAGCTGCCTGATCCGGCGTTTTCCAAGCTGTTCACCGCTTCGAAGGCTTCGCCGCCGGAGATCAATATTCAGATCAAGAAGGGCAGCGTCATCAAATTCCACGGCAAGGTCGGGATCGGTAACTTCTCGTCCGACGCCGATCGAAACGGCCCGGTCACCTTCAGTTGCGACCTTTCCAACATCGGCGCGCCGATCGTCGATGATCTGACGGCCGCCGCTTGATGGCGCGCCGGAAAGCCAATCCCGAACGGGGCGAGCATGAGCTTGTCCTGGACGGCGTCACCTATCGTTTGCGGCCATCGCACAATGCGATGGTCGCCATCGAGGCGAAGACGGGACGCTCCATCATGGACCTGTTCCGCGCCGGCAATACGGGCAGCCTGTCGCTGGAGCAGATGGGCGCGATCGCGGGCGAGCTGATCCGGGAGGGCGCGGACGACGAGCTGACGCGGCAGGTCGACGACGAGCGGCTGTCCGAGCTGATCTACGAAGGCGGCGTCCATCGAGCGATGGCGCGGCTGACGCTTTGTCTCATCGATGCGGCGTCGGGCGGGCGCAAGGCGTCGGGGGAGGCGAAAGCGGCGGCAGTGGGGACGAACGGGACCGCTGGCGCCGCATGATGGGCCTTGCGCTCGATTCCTTCGGGTGGAGCGCGGAGCAATTCTGGTCGGCAACGCCGCATGAATATTGGTCGATGGTCGATGCCCGCATCGCCGCGAACAAGCAGTTGAACGGGAGATAGGCATGGCGAAGGGCAACCGCCGCGATCTCTATCTTTCCGTCAACGGCGATATTCGGGGCCTGCAGGCGTCGATGACGGCAGGAAAAACCGTCATCAACGAATTCGGTGGCGCCGCGATCAACGTGATCGAGGAGGTCGAAAAGGAGATGGCGAAGCTCGGCGCCAGCGGGCTTCCCAATCTCAAGAAGGTCGAAGACGCCTATACGCAGACGTTCAAGCGCATCGCCGCGTCTGCCCGCGATGTCGGTAATGCGCCGGACGGAAATGCGGCCGCACAGATACTTGACGCCAATGCCACGCGTGAGGCGGCAGCGGCCGCGACGGCCAAGGCGAATTCGCTGCGGATCCTT